AGAGCGTTGTCAACGGCATCCTTGACTTCGCTATCAAACGATGTATCGTCCTCCATCAACCCGAGGTAGGTCTTAGTGTCATGTAGAATCGACATTCAGTCTCCTACCATAGTTTTGTGTCCCCTGGCATTCTAGGATTGAAATTATCGAGTGCTAGCGCCGGAGTTCCATAATGGATTGCATTATGAGTATCACGACTCACGCAAATAAGATTATCCAAATCCCACATGCAAGGGTCGAAATTCTCACATTGGTGGGGCGTGAGAGGATTAATATGATGTACGACGATGCCGTCGTAAATCTCATACCCTTCGATGCCGAGATCGCAGCCGAGGTCTCTCGCAATGACTTTATTCCTAGCTTCCTTCCAAACAGTACTCTGGTAGAAAGCTTGGTTCATCCACCTAGACCCGCCAAATGTCTCACTGAAGAAGGCTCCTTCAAGAGACAAATACGCCAGCCGCTCCTCAAATGAGTGTAAGTGTGAGAGTTCGTCATAGCTCCGCATCAGAATCTCCAGAATAGACTTTGAATGCTGCCAGGGCCTCCGAGACCAGCTCCTCGGTCCGTGCCGCAGATTCAAGCGCAGACACTTTAGCTTTAGCGAGAGTTGTGTCTGCCTCAAGCCGTGCTTGTTCTAACCTTTCACGGCTAGAACCCAGCTTAAGAAAGTGCAGAATCATCGAATTGCTTGCAGTACCGTCCAGAATCTGCTGAGTTGCAAGATCCATTGCAGCAGCGATAGCCTTTCGCTCAGCTTCTTCTGGGGTTCTGGGAGTTTTTTGAACCTTCTTCGTCATCACGCTTCCTTTCTTATACTTCGATCTGAGTTTTCGCCTGCCCCAACCCTCGCCCGGAAAGGAGCAAGAAACAGGCGTGAGAACTAATTGGGCTGGGGCAAGCCAAAACCCAAATCGAAATATACCCCCGGAGCATTTCCGAGGTGGGACGCGATTTGGGCGGGGGGCATCGGGGATCAACAGCCCCCCCGGGGGTCAAAGGAGGGAGAACCGTGGTATTCCCTCCAATTCAGTTGAGTCACTCAATCACGAAAGTTCTCTTTCCTGTAACATCATGATCGAGAATCCATTGAATAGATTCTTGAACATCATCAGCAACTAGTGTATCACTTAGAATGTCACTGGTTTTGCACACACGATCCAGGAGGGCGCATGTATTGTAACCTTTCTGAATGTCAAATGCGAACCACTGATCAAACTCAGTCTTTGGTGAGAAAGGATTGTCAGTAGTTGTAAGGTACATAGTTGCCATGTCTATCAGATTCCCTTCACTGCTTCAAGCACGGAGCTGGTGCTGATTCCAAGCATCTCCGCAATCTCGGAGGTGGTGGCCCCATTACGAGCCATTGCTCGGGCGCGAGCAACCACGCCAGTGGAGAGAACAGGCCTTTCCTTTGGCATGGATAGTTCATGCAAGCGCTCAGGATCGGCATAGCGAGCGATAGACTCCATCATGGCATTGCTGACAGCACCATCCATGATTGCTTTCCACTCACGATCCGTGATGTCGAACTGGACTTCCTTCCTTGAGGCACCCGTACGAAGACGCGCAGCTTTAAGAGCCTGACTCTCAAGCCGGGTACGCTCGTTCTTTGTGAGGTCGGGGTTCTCCTCGACCTTTGCCCGGACGACACCTCCAGCGATGAGCTGAGCCTGGCGCTCTCGGGGGGCGTTTGTGAGGGCGATACGAACCTTGTCTTTGAGGGAGGTTACTTCCGCAGAGTATTCCTTGGCAGAAGAGGGGTCTCGTTTCAGGGTGGGAGTATCAACGATCTCCCGGCGAGCCGTGTTTGCTAGCGCCTTCATATTGTTAGCATACCTGGCATACAAAGTTTCCATGGGGGTGCCCGATGAAAGCTTGCGTGCATCATCAACCAATTCCATGCGGGTTGCTTTTGATGTGCGCAGGCGGGTCTCGATAACAGGGGCCTTAGTCTTATATTCTTTGGTAACAGAATATGATTCGCCAGTCTCCTCGTATACCTTGCGTCCTGTTAATGGATCAATGGGTCCGCCCTTTGCTGCAGAGCGGAGCTTCCTCTTTGGAATATCCACCTCGGATGCTGCCCGAGATATAAGTGTAGAGACACCTCCCTCAGGCTGATATTTTTTCTTGAGCTCGGCGATACCGTTATCGATAGCGGAGGTCCGGTAGTCAAGCTTATGTTTGGCCGCATCAATCACGACCATCGAATGCCTTACGGCACGGGCAAGCTCAGCTTCGGTAGCGCCCTTAATGGTCATATCAGTAATAAGATTACTGACCATGCCCATCTGTTTCTGCTTACCGGTCTCGGAGAGAACCTTCATCCCGGGATATCCAGGATATGCAGCTGACGGATCGAAACCTTCGAGTCCTTTTAGCGGGGATGTTGAGCGGATACGAGACTTCGCCGTGACTGGAATAACCAAAGCGGTATCGCCGTCGAAATCTGCGCCCGACAAGCGAGCAGCAACCTTGGGGTGGATGCCGATAGCATCCGCCGCAAGTTCACCGATGGTCTTACGAGACTCCTTATGACCGTTATTCACGGTCAATATCGGGATCTCGAATGTGCCTCCGTGAGGATATCGCACGAGGGCCACCTTTGAACCATTTTTGAAGTTCGGAGCATATACTTCGGTAGGCTTCAGAGAAGTCACCGGAAGAAGTACCTGATATGCCTGGCCGGGAACGGCAGCCGCACGAAGACGGACACTGTCCGAATCGCAACCGTCTGCAAAATCTTGCAGTGCCTTCTTCCGAAGGACGGGATTAGTCAGGGCCATAATATCCCTGAACTTCTCTTTGGCCTCGTTGGTGGAAATATCCAATTGCTGCTTTGCGAAGGAAATATCCTGCTTGGACAGGAACTGGGAGGAAAGAGTCCTGCTCCAGTCGCCCCAAGAACCCTCCTCATTAACCAAGTTAATGGGAGAGAGTTTCTTTTTACCGTCCTTGTCAATATATTCCATCTGCCGGCGGATAGTAGCACCGAAAGGGTTGTCCGGGTCGGATTTCATCCGCTTGAGTACCGTGTCACCCTCGCCGATCATTGGGACCGATTTGGACTTATTAGTGTTAAACCGAATATCTTTTCCGGCCGGCAAATCATCGGCATAGACCGCCATGCCTTTGAGATAATGGGTGCCGTCCACCGAAATACGCACCTGGGCGTAATTTGAATTGCCGAGGTTGAGATCTTTCAGACCTCGACGAATTTCAATAACGCCATCCTTGTTCGTTCCGCCGTCCTCGGCATATCGCACCATGACCCTCTTGGAGTCAAGCGGCGCGGGCGGCTTTAAAGCCAGCTTATTTCCCTGAGGATCTGTGCGAACCCCCACCACATGAATTTGGTCAAGATTCTGGACAGTCTCCGACTTCTTGACGCCGGGGGCGACCAGAACACGGGTGGATGTGTAATTATCCGTGCCCAACTGCCTGATCTTGATGTCTTGAACAGAATATCCCTGTGCCTCGAGCGTGGCGGCGGCAAGCTTCAGAGAGGTGGCCGTGGTTCCAAGATTCACCTCCGTGCCAGCACCGATATCAATATACCGATGCTTATCTACTTCTCGCTTCAGAATATCCGCGGTACCCTCGATCTTCGACGCAGTCATGCCGGCGTCTTCCTTCAGGTAGTTGCGGACTGTGCTTGAGGAAATGCCGAGGTGCTCGGCGATAGCTGCCTGGGACATGCCCTTAGTATCAAGCTTCCGGACCATGGCGATCTCCACCGCCTGGCGCTCCCTCTTAGCAATGGACTTGGTCGCCCGGAGTTCAGTTGTGGTCATACCGAGACCCTTGGCGATCTCCGCTTCACTCAGTCCCTTATCCGCGAGCCCCTTGACGAGGCCCTGAAAATCCCTGGATCTCTGGTAGGGGTCCTTGCCGGATCCCCACGGGTACCGACCAGACTTCCGCAAAATGCCGTAATGAGCCAGAGTATCATCTGATTCTTCAGGAATGGGGGTATTTATATTCAGCACTGGTCCTCCAGGTTTAAAATATCTGAGAAGTGGACAATGCGCCGCATGATTTCCCGAATATCATCTGCATCGGGGACGTGCGATCGGATCGCTTCATTCTGATAGATCCTAAGCTGCGTGTTGACTGCCGGGTTGAGATTATACTCGAGGAGGAATAGAGCAGCATAAATTTCAAGCTGCTCGAACTTTGTTGGGCCTGAGCCCGTTTTAAGGTCATGGATCCTCAGCAGTTCCCGATCCTCATCAAACGATATAGCGTCGGCGGTGCCAAAAGCATAAGGACTGTAATACAACACCTTCTCTGGCGCCATGTTGTACTTGATGGCGTCGTTTACGAACATACCGACAGTTCCCGCGTTTTCCCCGAAAGGGAGTTTCAGCATAATGTGCTCAGCTGCAATATAATGGAGCTGCGTCCCAACGGCAGCTGCTCGAGCATTACGATATGTCTTCAGGACCTTGTCGTCGTCGTACCGGAGCCATGAGCTTTTACTGGCCCCGAGAAATGCGTGCTTTCCTTCGAGGTTAGAATGATCGACGAATCTCACTGGCCGACTCCAAAATATGTTTGGAGTTCGTCGAAGATCTCCTTCTCGTTCTCCGGATAGATGAAGCGGGCGTATCCCATCATCGTAAGACGGTTGACATAGTACGTCTGGTTCGGTTGAACCGGAGCTTTATCAGAAGCCTTGACCTCAAGCATGGCCCACATGTCGCCATGAAAGATCACAAGATCCGGAACGCCTTGAAGGTAATTCGGATCATTCTTTAATATAAGACAGCCCGGTAAAAGTCGAGATAGCTTCTTGATCAGGTCTCGCTGATACTTACTTTCCTTTGCAGTCATGTTGCTCCTTTCGCAAAGGTAAAGAAATGGTAAAGCCGGGGGGCAGAGGATATAGGGCCTGTAACGGGCCCCGTTATCTCCATTATACGAAAAGTTTTTGTATGTAGTCATTACCCACTAGGATTCGCGCCGGAATTGCAGGAAAATGCGGGGTGTCCCATTTGGCCCACTGTCCCACCCCGTATATTATATATATTTAATTTTAATTAAATTAAACTTAATAGAAAAATAGGTGGGCCAAACGGGACAGCAGCGACTTTTCGTTGCAATTCCAAGGAAAAGTCGACATTGACAAGTGGGCCAAAAGTGGGACAGTGGGACAAAAAAGTGGGACAGTGGCCCATTTTGGGCCAAATTTACCACTGTAGTGGGTAATGAGGTCGGGTTTCTAGTGGGTAATGAGGCCCGTTTTCTAGTGGGTAATGAGCTATTTTGGCCCACAAAAATGGGACAAAGTGGGACAGAAGTGGGACACTTTGGGACACCACAGCCCATTCCGACCGGGCAAAAAATGAGAATCCAAGTAGTATTTGCAGAGTGAGGGACCGTTTTTAGGCGATCCCCCACCCCACAAATGTCAGTCTTCCGCCTTCGCAATCTTGCTAGCGCCGATGCGAATATCGTAGCTGTCGCAACACGAGGTCATGGTCTCATCGGAGAAGAAGTAGGACAGGTATTCGTGAAGACTACGAATGCCTTCGAACATCTGAGTCGACTCCAGCGTCAGATGGTTCTCCTTGTATCCTCTGACCTCCAGAGACCAGTACCCTCCATACTTAGCGGTTTCGATATCCATTGTCAGGAGCACCCCTTCTCGCACGAGTTGATCAATTTGCCAGTCTTGTCCTCGCGCCAAATTCGAATGATTGCGTTGTCGGCAATAGCACCATCACGAATAACAGCCGAAGCTTCATTGAGAACCTCACTCGCGTACTCGTATGCTTCATCCATCGTTTCGAAACCTTCGCAGGACTCGTATGGGGCGTACTCACCCATTCCGTACTCGACCTGAACAGTGAACATGATATGTAGTCCTTTCTTAGACGATTTTGTTTCACATTCCGGAGATCTTATCCCCGTCATGGAATTTAGCCTTGGGACGGGGCTCCCGGTAAGGAGCTTCCGGAGCAGACGACGGCAGCGGAGTCAGCGTGTAGTACATCACCGAGTTGAACGGACCTTCGACCCTGGTCTGCACGCTGGATCCGATCAACACCGAATTCATGTAGATACCATTGTTCTCGGCGAGCTTGTAAAGCTCATCAGTCAGATGATCCAATTTCGTATCGATCATCTCCATCTCAGACACCGGGATGTCGTCCTGGATGAACCAGCAATGAAGCCGGAAATACTTGACATTCTTCGTGAGTTCTTTGAACATGAGTGTGCTCTCTTTCTGGATTGTATGCGGGTGTATCAGTAGATCTTCAGAACATCGAGGTCGTCATAGCACTCGACCTTCGTGGTTCGAATCACCACGTTTCGCTCGGGCATCAAAGCAACGATACCCTTGACGTAGGTATCGGCCTTGGCACGGTCTTCGAAGAACGCGTAGTAGTCGTACCTCTTACGCGTCTTCTCATCGACAGTGGTGATATGACCCATCCACTCGATGTCGGTGTTCTGACCAAAAATGTAGGTGTAGTCAGCCATTTGTCTTCTCCCTCTGGTTTGAAGGGTTGTTAGGGCATCTGACGGTGTGATCCTTTGGGTAGATCCGACCGTCCTTGGTTCGCCAGTAATCCTGACGATCATCTGGGTGCGTCTTAAGCCAGTGACGATCCTGACATTCACACTTCTCGGGTGGCGTGATTTCCGAAGATATGATGTCGTTGATCCTTCGAGAAATCACTATGCCCAAATAAGCGTAGAAGTCTTTTTGATCGGAGACTAAGGCCTCGGGGATCACATCCTTCACGCTTACAATGAATGGCATGTCGATACGGTTCTCAGCGAAACACTCGACCTCAACTTTGATGAGCTCTCCTTCTTCCAAGATATGAACAGAGAAGTCCGAGAGGTAGTATCCGTTGTCACTCATTACAGCCATCATTCTCCACCTTCTCATCGAAGTCAACAATCTCAGCCCTCGAAAGAATATCCTCGACGGTCTGCACCATCAACACAGTCGCCAATTCGATCTCGTTCGCGATGTAATCGTACTCGAACAGGGAGACTGTGACGTTAGGCTCGTCAGCGTGTGCCTCTTTGTGAGCCTCCTCGATACTATGAGCACTCTCATAAGTATCGTGGAACGACATGAATCGACGGACCGTACCATCGGACATGCGAGACTCAACGAGAACGCACCAGTTATTCTTCGAGGGATCGAAAACCACGCAACCGGGCTTCATGGACATGTTGTGCTCCTTTACAGGTTGTGAGCGAAAATACGCTCATTGAAGACGCCCTTCTCTTGGACGGCCTTCCTGATGGCAGAGTCTATTCCAGACTCCGAGAAAAAATAGAAGTAGCGGAGATCCGTGAATGGAGTGTTGATCCGGTCGATGCGACCTTCAGCCTGCTCCAAGATCTTCCACGAGTAGTTGAGGGAGTAGAATACGATCGTGTCTGTCTCGACGCAGTTCCACCCCTCGGCGCCCGCGGTATACTGTACCAAATATACCCATGAATCGCTATACGGGATTGGCTCGTGATTGTGTCCGTTCCACTCAGCTACGGTGAATTCATCCCGCAACTCTAGCAGGATGTCTCGCTCGTAGTCAAAGTTGTAGAACACGATCAGCTTCTTACGCCGGCGCGCCACCAGACGAATATGGTCCACACGAGATCTATCCGAGTTGACGCACTTGCGTAAGCCGTAACAGACGCCGGCAGCGTTCCTATAGGGCTCCCTAGTCCATGGGTCCACACGCTTCTTAGCGATGGACTCGTACATCTCTTTGTCGTAATTCATGGGGATGTAGGACCGGTTACGCCTTGTATGACGCTCTGCTGGCATGGGTACAAGTATCTTGCGACGACGAGCCTCGAGCAGCCCCTCATCTAGATACCGTTTCACCTTGGGGTACTTCGCGAACCGATCCCAGACGATGTGTCGCTCCGCGAATTCGGTTCTGTTTTTGTAGTACCCATTGGCGATGAATAGGGGGACGTAGTCAAGCCAGACATCCCCGGGTGTTGCGCTGAGTAGGACCCACTGGTTATTCTCCGCAATCTTGAGGAAGCTCTTAACCCAGGCGCCAGACCCGACTACACGCTGTTCATCAAATATGAACACATTAAGACAGTTGTCTTCGAATTTCGAGATGTTGTTCCAACTCTCGATTGTCACCTCTTCAAAATCGGCACCGAGCGCAGCGAACTCACCCTCCCACTCGAGAGAGTCTCGCTTCCGCGCAGTGGTGATTACAATGATCTTGCTTTCATCCGCTTGAGAAAGGGCCCAAGAGGCTCCTACACGTGACTTGCCCGAGCCAACGCCACCGACAAGGACTTTGCCACTCTGTAGGAGCCCCAAGGCCTCTTCCTGGTGCGAATATAACTTCACCGCCATTATGCCTAGAAGAACTCCTTCTTCAGCAATCGGAGAACAACCTTCGCCGCATCTTTAGGAATATAGGGATAGATCTCGATGCGAACGGGGTAACCGAAGATCCCATAGTGCACCTTAGCGATCCATTCCCACGCCAGAGGGTTCGTACCGTTAAGGATACACTTACCGCGATGTGTAGTGATCTCGACCCACTTGATCACCTTCACGTCTTCCTCGTCCCCGGGCACCATCAGAATTTCCCCGAGGACAGGACGCTTACCTGATAGGATCTCCTTCTTGAAGTCGGGAGGCGTCTGTTCTCGCGGAGGAATTGAGAACTTGGTTTTGACGTGGTCGAATCCGCGAATGAAGTACTCGCCAGCAAGCATTTGTAGGATACCTTTCGTCTAAATATAGTTCAGATGAGCGCTAGACTCAGACTCGCTCAGGAGCTGCGAATCCGCGCATGAGAGCGTCCGAGATGAGCTTACGCTCCTCAGGGTCATCGAAGTCAGGGTTAACCATAACTTCCTCGGTCACATAGTTAACCTGCTTGATGCGGGCAACCCAAGAGTCACCATTGGTGATCTGACCATCGTAACCTGCGCTGAGCTTCTTGAGCTCGTAGTACACCGTATCCGTATCCTCCTTGAGAGAGAACTCGGTAGTGGGCGTACGTCCCTCGAGCTTCTCGACGGAGAAACGAGGATCAAAGGTCTCACCAACAATTCGACCGTTGCGGAAGTTGATTCGGAAGGTGTAAGGCTGGTCGTCAGCAATCTTGTTGTCGACTGCTTTCTTCACGAGACCAACAATGTCGTTGATCTTGCGCATATTCTGTTCGTACTTCGTGAACTTGAAGCTATCCTTGTCCTGGAGGAGTGCCTTCTTAACGTCTGCGGGAATCTTAGTCATCAGATATACTCCATTCCTAGCTCGCGGTTGAGTGCTGCCTTGATGGACGCCAGAGCAGCCGGCGTGATCTTCGGGTTGAACTCGGCGTGTTCGGCCCAGTACTTACCCCGACCATCTGCAGGAGTCGCACCCGGCTCGTCCGCGTTACCCTCAACCTTGATGCGCATAATGTAGTCGCCACCCGCATCGATCGTGGTATGCTTAGACTCATCCCCAGCGTTAGCTCCGTTCTCGATGAACACGAGCCTATTGACGTTCCACATGTAGACCTCGGCCTTGGGATCGTCGGTGTGGAGCACGGTCTTGTCAACCTGCTCACCGCCAAGGTAGCCATGGATCTCGATAGAGAAGCCCGTGTAGTCTCCGTTGATCGGGATGAAGCCGTTCTTGATATTCACGATCGCCGTGAAGTTGTCGTTGTCGAACTTGGAGTTCATCGGATCCGAGAGGACCGCCTCGAGGTAACCCGCGATACCGAGAGCATCCACGGAGGAAAGCTTCTCCTTAACCGGGTTAAGATTGTGCCAGGCCTGGTTGTCCGGCACCACAGTTTCGAACCAGTTAGCCATGAACTAGTTCTCCTTCCTTCTGTAGGCGGTCCCAGATGGTGTCGTCCATCCGCCGCCTTGTTCTGTTGATGTCCGCCCTCGAACCCAAGAATAGGTTATCAAGAGCGTTGTTCCTAACGTCGCCATCCACATGGCAGACGAAGGAATCATGTGGCCACCTCTTGTAGAAGGCGGCCCATACTACCGAGGCAAGTGTCCTTTCGGACGCCGCCCCGGAAGACTTGTAAAGCCTAACATACAATGTCTGACCGTGTCGAGTGAACGGCCGGAGATTAACACCCGTGTCGACTTTCCGAATATCCCCTAAACGATTAACCTCGTACCTGGGGAAGTTTGGGACTCGTGCCCAAATGTCTACTTCATCAAGCATTTCACCAACCCCTAACGACGGGGGCAGGCCACACACAACCCACCCCCGTCGAGTTTTTTTGGGTTAGACGTCCAGGTCTGCGTACTTAGACGCAAACGAGTCCACCTCGTCATCAATGGTGATATACGCCTCCCTCAGATAAGCGGCCACTCCCCTCTGACCACGGTAGTCGTAGATGCTAGGGCTGATCACGAGATCCGCAGTCTTGATCGTAGCCCCGTCCAGAGACCCGACGGTCTCTTCGGACAGCAGCACCTTCTTACCACCGGTGATCATCCACACCGAGGGCGGACGGAAATCATATCGAACCTTAACTGTGAGGTACGGCCTCTCCGGATCGGGATTGCGATCCTTGTCCTTACCGTACTTAACATTCCAGCCGTCAGCCTCAAGGTCGGCAACTAGATTCAGAGGGATCGCGACGGAAAATTCCCGTCGACCTTCCGTGTTGTAGCGAGACGTGGTTCCGCTGAAGTTCCGGAAGAACAGCTTCGCGTCTTCAATGACAATATTCGAAGGCATGGTTGGATTCCTTTCTATGCGACAAATCTGTCGAAGTTGATGAATTGTTCAATGGCTGCGCGCGCTTCGTCCGCGAGCGCTTCAGAGTAAGACGTATCGACGTCCTGCTCCAAGTGTAGATACTTGACTACCTCTGCTTCCTTCCAGAGATACCCCTTAGTACCTACGACGGCGTCTTTGATGTTGCCGTCCCTGTCCTCCCTAAGGAGTTCACCGCCACCTCTGTCTGGCTTGATTGGCACGAATGCACCGACCTTACCAACAAAGTGAGGATCCTCATTGGGGAACCGCAGGTACATTGCCGTCTGCACCTGCTTGGTCTGGACATAGTCCTCGAATTCAATAGGCTCGTTGGCGAAGAGCTTCTTGAATACGTATGGCTCCTGGAACTGTTTGCCAGTAGCCGTCCATTCACCTTCGTGAGGGAATGAGTATTTGGCGATGTATACTGCCTTGTTCACGAGCACCATCTTGGCGTAGGTGGCCTCGTGTTCGAAGGTATACCCGTATCGCTGTCCGAACTCCATCACCTTCTGAATATCATCGGGTGTGGCATTCGGAATCTTGATCGAGTCCGTCTTAATATGCGCCACTGTCAGACCGAGAGTCTCTTGCACGTAGTGCTTGAGATCGATCATAAACAACGCGCCCCGCTTAGCAACGATGTTATCGATGTTACGAGGGTCCCACGCAGGATTGTCGAACTTGGCTCTCGTCAATCCGTACATGGAGTTGATCGGAATCTTCAATGCTGTGCCTAGCTCATCGAGATCGTAGTTCTTCGCGATCTCAACAAGACGCCCATCGAAGAGCTTACTCAACGCATCCATGTCCTTATGTTTGATTGCCACACGAGCTTGCTTGAGCTCGCTGTAACGCTGAGTATAAGGACCGAACAGGTTGAGCTGCTCAATCGATGTCGGATGCATTGAAGCAACGTCGAGGAGGGCGACGTTTTCGTAGTATCCTGGTTCGGAATATACGTAGCCTCCCTCCCCAGGATCCTCGCCTCGATAAGACGAACCCTCGAACCGGTCGAAGGTGTACCCAGGGAACATCTTGCTGAGGTCCGTGTAAACGAACTTGCTCTTGTCGGGCTTGCGATCCTTGCCGAACACAAGTGCACATGTGTGCTGGTTCGTTGTATCGTTAACGCTAAGCCCCGAAAGCTCTGCAAGGATCTTCCGAGCGCCCCAATCACTTGCAAGATGGTTGAAGACCGCCTCGGTAGCCTCGACATCGTTGGCGCAGTAATCGCCTGCACTCTCCCACAGCCCCTCAGGGACAGGCTCATCCCAAGGTAGCCCGAGTTCCTGGTGATGGATACCGAGTTCGATTTCCCACTTCTTGAGGCTCTGCTTCTTCGTAGAGAAGTCGTAAATATCCGTATAGGACATTGAGTAGGCTTCCCGGAATGTAGCATTCGCCTCGTTGTTGGTGATACGCTGGGACTGCTCGAATAGTTCCTCGTTAGAATATCCGAGCGACGCAGCATACATGATGTGGTTGTCATACTTGCGGTTGTAGAACCCGATGAGTCGAAGCTCCATAAGCTTCTTCACATCGTCAGCAGACGGATTGACGAAACGTCGGACCGGTTCTCCCGGATACTTGTAACAGACGATGAAGAGGTTTGGGAATACCTCAACGTCGAAAAATGCAATCGGTCCGTTGCCGTTTTCCTGCACTTCCATCTTGTCTTCCGACATGAAGTGCATCTTCTGCACGACCTTCAGACACCGCTCGGCCTGGTTGGTAGACTTAGCGGCGAATGAAGTCACAGCGTTCCTAGCGTCAGACACATCATACGTGATCCCAGACGAATATGCGTCATCCAGGATCTTCTTGATGAAGTCAACATTAGGAGCCGTTGCCGAATGCACCTCCTTTCGGATCGCCTTCGCGATGAGAGCCCTGAGATGGTTCTCATCTTTAACATGCTGCGGATTGATCATCCGTTTTGCTTTCTCAGGCAAGAGCTGCACGTACTCTGCGATGGGCAGGTCGTTCGCGAGGGAGAGTCGTCGACGTAAAGCAGACTTCCCTTTGAAATGCTTGATCTCGATGCCTGGCGAATACTCGGCAACGGTATCACCAGAACCAGTGTACCGGTAGACGAGGTGTATTCCTCCGCCACTTTTTGACACCTCCGAATACGTCGGAGGCCAAGCGCTAGCAGCGCGCAAATTAGAAGCGAGGTCTTTTTCACCGTTTTCTCTTTTCAGGTCAAAGTCGATAACAACATATTCCTCAGGGAGTCTGACATAGTGTTGTTTCGACACATCGATGTCTTTGAGTTTAGTTGTGACTGAGTCCCAAGGTTCTTTTGGGGTTCCTTGGGTAGATGCGTATTGTGCCGGCTGATTTTCGAAAATATCATCGAAAGCGGTATGATCCATGGGCTTCAGATCGAGCCACGTATCGTCCTCAACCGGCTGGGCGATAAGATCCCCCGATTCGAAGAGCTCTGTTCGGAATCCGAAATATACATTCCTTTGACGAATCCCATTAACTCTGCAGCGTTCATGGAACTCGCTGAAGTAATGCTTTGCCTCTGTTCGGAACTTGTGCTTGGGCATAACCCAAGAAAGTCCGGAGGCCTCGGCATACTTCTTATACTCCATATATGCAGACGCAAGAGTGACAAACTCTCGAGTGGAGTAGTCGTCGTACATCTCAAACATGAAGTTATAGACGGGGTTGGTCTCGCCCATCATGACTTGCGTCCTGTAATCCTTGTAGTAGTCCGGGCCCAGACTACGGTAGACAGAAATACAGTGATGAGCAATCGCACCAAGCTCCTCGGATACCCCCGACATGATCTTACGATACTCCCCGATAGGAATGCGCCTATTGGAGGGGTAAATATCAATCAGTCGTCGAGGGATGCCCGAGTTTGAATCGGTGATCTTGACTGGATTGTTCGATGCCATAAGTAGCATCGTAGAAATCCGCACGGGACGAGGTTTCTTGAACTTCTCGTTAACCAGCTGGATTTCATGAGAGATGATGGAGTTAAGACGAGTGTTGGTCTCAATCTTACTAAGATCTCCATCATGCTCTACAGCCACCAGAGGATCGTCAGCAAATGCAGACAGCGCGAACGCATTACTGCGCTGAGCGAGTGATTCGGAATCGAACGCCGTAGCGTACTCTCCGAAGAGAGACTGCATGATGTTGAGGATCGTCGACTTACCTGAACCAGGTTCACCGTAGAAGACAAGGAATTTGTCAATCTTACGGCAGTCACCGGTCAGGATGGCTCCGATACCCCATTCAATTTTCTCTCTTTCCTCAGGATCGTAGAGCGTGTCTACGAGCACATTCCAATTAACAGGCTCGCTATCAGACAGGGAGTACGGCAATCTAAACGATGCGTAATCCTCTTGTCTAATAGGCGTGTCCGCAAATATGGGTTTGCGGTCAAGCGGATGATCGGTATCGACCATGTTTTTAGTCCATAGGCGATACCTCTTCCACACACCATCCCCGTCTCGTCGACAGAGTCTAGGAAGTAAGTTGATGTGACGCTTTGCGGCGTCTTCGACATAAGCCAGGACATCAGAGTCGATCAAATCAATGATCTTGTGCTCTCTCTTAGTCCACAGCTCAGTGTCGGGATCCCACACAGCAACGAACTCACCCCTGTTGATCATGATATCTCGAGAATATCCATTGATGAAGTCAGGGGCCGCAGCTAGCTGTCCAGCTTGTCCTCGAACTGGAGAGGTCTCGATGCTATAGAAATCCATACTCACCTCCTTTCTAGTGATATGGATCGTAATAGTTCGACCAGAGAATCATCTGATCTCTTAGGGGCATCTCTAGCATGTTAGAACCAGGGACCATGAATAGGCCACCGGCACCATTCTTTTGGTACGTTCTGTACATAACTGTATCTGCACTATCCAGCGCCTTAGCGTATAGCGCAGGATCTAACAGTAATGCGTCGTACGCATTGGCAACTCCTAGATTCATCAGGATAGACCTAGTGAATGCAGCTCGATCTTGATACACCATAGCAGTTAGAGTGTCAGTGATAGAGACAAACAGCTCTAGGAAAGACGCTGGGCCTCGCTTCGGGCAGGAGAGACCGAGCTCGAATTCGTATTCGTCCCTCATTCGGAGAGCTTGTTCAGCTTTGTCACCGTCTTCAGGAATATACCATTTGAACTCGATCTCATCCCATACCGAAGCAAGATCCCGGTAACCGTCGAGACACCCCCGCTTTATCAGCCAGGGCAAATATTCCATGGTCAGATCTTATCCCAGATCACACCGTCGACGTTGAAGTCGATGACGACGTTAGAGTGAATCGACTTACACTCGTAGTCGGGGACACGGTAGATAGAGCCCTCGATGTCGCCAAACGACACGTAGCCGTCGCCGTCTCCATTCTTGAGCCACCCGACGAGAGCGCCTTCCCTCATGCGAGACAGACCCAGCTGGTCGAGAACCTCATTGAGGAAGAGGTGACCCTTCTTCTCAAGGCGGCGATTAGCCCATGCCTGAATCTCGGTGAGGTTCATCGTGGTGTAATCCTCATTTGGATCCCACGCAGTAGACGACGTTTCAGAAATAACTCGAGCGTATGGAGAGCACTCTCGGACCATCGCGAGGACTGCATCCGTGACGTCCGCAGCGTCATTACGATCGTCGTTTGCGAGGATCTCCTCGGCAGTCTTCCCATAATTAGGAAGCTTCGGAGCCATGATTTTATCGACGGTCTCCTTACCCAGCGTGTCCACCATCTTCGCCTTGTAGTTGTCGAATGCGTTCTGAATCGTAACGCACGCGGCACTCAGGGCTGCGAGTCGCTTCTTGCTGATGCTGTTGGAGAAGTAGATGAGAGCGATCGTAGTACCGCCGATGATCACCGTGGGGGCGATGTGACGAGCCGCATCGAGAGCAAAGAGCATACGGTTCTTACGCTCGATCTTGGGGACCTCTTCGTCAGGGATTTCGTCAGCTCGATCCTGACAATCCTTGACGCGATCGAAGTTGCGGTACTCCACATCTTCGAAGGTACGGCCGGCTCGCCACGCAAGTGCCGAAGTAGCCACGACGCCAATGGATGCGCCGACACTGAGGATAGTGGGAGCGTGCTTGGAGACACGACCAACTGCAGTATAGAAGAGAGTGCTGATAGACATCAGGCTTGGCTCCTTTCAGAAAATATAAGTTACTTGATCGGTTCTGGGGACTGCGAAGCAATAATCCAACCCTCGCGAGAGAATCGGACTTCAAATGCGTCGAGAGTAGTCCACCCCCAACGCTCATCGGTATATTGAGTCTTGATACCGACGGAAGAATATAGATCGGCAACTGAGACCTGACCGTGACGCTCAATGGTTTCGGCTAGGTACTCTATCACGTCCATCGCATCAGGCTTTGTTTCGAAGATGAGATCATCAACCTGATTAGTACTCTGACGCAAGGGCCCACGAGACTTCGAATATTGAACTTTATTAGGAGTTCCTCGAGTGTAAGTTGCACGTGACGCCGATCCGTAGGAGGTGTAGGTGCCGGTACGCTCACGATTGACGTCAACGGCACCATAGAGAAGCTGCTGAATACCCTGTGTCACCATGTCGGTGATAGCGTTCTTAGCAGCTGGGATCGCGACATCAATCACGAGATGGTTCGCGATGTCAGGCAGGTCATCGACAAAGAAAGTCTTGAGCGCCTCCTTGATGGGGCTCGTCTTGTTGACCTTCGCCTTGGCGATGACCTTCGCTTCCTTCTTCTCGGGGGAGGCCCCCTCCTTGGCCTTATCAGTGTTGCCAGGGAGGGAGACCTCAATAGTCCGAGTGGGCTCAATCGGGACGATGTCCGCCATTAGATACCCTCAGCCAGCATACGGAGCTCTTCGAGAGAAGCGTCAGGATGCTCCTCGATGAGCTTCTTTGCCTTTCCCATGATGTCGTCAGGGAACAAGCCCGCGAGGAACTTGTTCGAGAACTTCGGATCATCGCCGAGCTTGTCCAGGAGAGCATCGAATGCAGGGGAAGCGAGGAACGCCTTGGTCGAGCGCTCGTCCTTGAAGAAGCGCTTGCCGTCCTCGCTGCGTTCACCGTAGGCAGCACCGACAAACTCGCAGAGGAGCTTGTACGCGTCCATAGCAGACGCGTCGCCGCCGTTAACGGTCGCGATCTTTGCCGAGAGGGGAGTATGCTGGAGCTCCATGTTCATGAGCTCGCCCTTCGACAGATGGAAGTGGAGAGTCTCTTCGGTCTCTTCGCCGAAGAAGTTGGTGTACTTGACCTTGATAGACTGCATGTCAGTTGTTGTCCTTTCGGGAGATTGTATAAAACCCGACGCCGATTAGCGCCAGGATGGTTGCCAGAATACCGGCGATGAAGGCCGATGATCCGGTCTTAGCGAGCTTAGACTGCTCACTAGGCTTGGGGTTTTCCTTCGCGACAGGCTGCTTCGGAGCCGGAGTGGTTGCACTGGGCTTAGGAGCAGGTGTAGTCACGCTAGGCTTGGGTGCAGGGGTAGTAGGAGCAGGAGTGGGGTTCTCGGAAGGCTTAGGAGCCGGGGTGGGCTCAGAAGGCTTGGGAGAAGGAGTCAGTGCGGGGGTGGTAGGATTCGGCGAAGGAGTAGGCTCGGGTGTGGGGGCCGGCGTAGGCTTCGGCTTATTGGAGCCATCACCATCTGTGCCGCCATTGGACTTGAGAGTAGTGGTAGCCTCCAGCTTGAGGCCATTTACCTCAGCGTGGTTGGTAACACTGCGCTGACCCTCAGGAACCTTCATCTGTTCCGGAGGGAATGTAATACACACCTTGGAATCAGCGGGAGCCGTGAACTTAATCGTATTCGCATCCACTCGCGCGGCTGTGATGATTTCAGTCGTAGCGGGGTCCCACTCACCGCTCTTCGTACACTTCACCGACGTTCCGAGAGGCGTGTCGAAGTCCTTAACGACATACTCGGTACCAGGTGTAACGATCCACTTGATCGCCCACCCAACGGTACCGTTGTCGTTGGTCCACCCGAATTTCAGATTCTCCGGGTGGGCGTACTCGTAGTGACCGGCGGAGTCGCAGTCATTCGTGCAGACGCCGGTGCCATCTGCATCGCCCCACACGATCTTCTTGGCCACTTCGCCATTGAGGGTGATCGTACCCTCTTCGGTGCCGACGACGCCGTCCTGAAGACGGGCTCGGGCCCACCAGGAGCCCTTGACATTCTCCTTATCCGCGTACGCGGGAGGGACAGCGTCGACCTTGCATGTGAGGGTCGCTTCGTTGGCGGTGCATTCGCCGATCTTAGACCCATCGTCGAGGACGAACGGGAACGATGCGGCCCACTTGAACGGAGCAGCCCCATTCTGAGGAGTGGTAGAGACCGTGAAAGACTGGCCGACCGCCAGCTTTTCGACTGTCCAGGTACCGCTGACGTTGATCTCGGACGAGACCTGCCGCGATGCGCTGGTGGCCTTGGTGATCTCGGCATGGATCTGCGGAGTGTCTTCCGCGACAGCCGGAGAGATCATACCTCCGATGACGATGGCCCCCAGGCCAATCGATGCAAGTACTCGCTTCATTGTTGTGTTCCTTTCAGATAGGTGAAAGCCTATAACCCATGTTTGGGTTATAGGTTTGAAATATCAGAGTGGGCAATCCATGGGATCAAGAATAGCCTTCAGGTCGTCCTGTGGCATTTCCTTGGCTTCACAGGCTTCCAGAAGCTTGTTGACGCGGTCGAGGTAGACGTTCTGCGAGTACTCGAGGGCCGAGTTAACGGCCTTCTTACGAGTCTTCCGCAGGCCTTCGATGATGCCAGCAAGGTAGAAGTTCCTGTAGAGGAGCGCAACGGAAACAAGGGAGGTTCCGATGAGGGCGTAGGTCTTGATAGTGTTGGAGTTCATGGGAGTAGTCCTTTCTTGAGGGGTTGGTTCTCATTATAGGACTAGTAATTTTTGAAGCCCTATACACCGTGTAAGGTGTATAGAGGCGAGAGTAGTCTCAATTCTTGGATTTCTTGAGTTGCTTCTTCCGAAGTCTGTCGGGATCTAAGGCAGAGCACATGCCGAAGAAACCGAGCAGGATTCCGAATGCGAACATAGGTGTGTCCTTTCTTGAGGGTTAGTTCTCATTATGGGACGTGTTTTTATCGCTCGGCCACGTTTCGGGAGGGTCTGTGTACTCTATTGGCTCGTCAGTGAATGTGACCGTATTGTTTTTGGTCACAGCTCTTCAACCGATCTTGAACCAATTCGGCTGCGGAGCGGGGTCAATCGCGACCTCGACTGCTGGCGAACCGGAGTCCAGAAGCACAGGTCGGAACTCAGGCTTGATCGTGACCCCGCCTTCCCAGCCAAGCTCGTCACCGATGCCAACCTCTCCGATGTGAATCTGGCTGTAGAAGTCGTTAAGCGGGCAGGGGCCGTATCCAAGCAGGTCTTCGGTGATGTTGTTGCAGTACGCACGGATCTTCTCAGGGGTCGAACGGAAGGTACGACCCGTAATGGCGTCCTTGCATAGCACCTCTTCGTCGCCAAACAGGACCATCGAACCGGCAGGAAGCTCCTTCTTAGCTGCCTTCTTATCAGCAGGCTTCGCGCCCTCCTTGAGGACCTTCACCTGTTCGGCCATTTTAGCCCTGAGATCGGAGAGATCCAGCTGAGAGACCGAATATGCAGCAGCGAGCGCCTGGTACTTCTTCTCGGTGGCGCCGTGAAGGGCTCCGAAAGCAAAAATAGTCACGCCGAGCGAGATCGCCGCGGGGACGTAGCACTTCCAGTTACGCTTAGCGAAGTCGAGAAGGTTGTCGGAGGGATCGAGTTCGTCGGCCTTGACAGCCTTCACGTGGCACTTGCCGGAGGTGATGGAGGTAGCGATAGCCGACGCGATTCCGAGGCCAGTGATGAAGATCTGGGGGTTCGCCCTGAACCAATTGATGATGCCCTTGGCGATGTACTTGAGATTCATGGTTTTTGCTTCCTTTCAGAGAGAATTGATTGCGAAAATGAGCTCGTTGCTGATCAGTGATTCCGCTCGAATCGGGATGAAACGAGCATCTGATCCAACATTGATAGATGGGATGGAGAGATAGTCAATGGTGCTAAGAGTCTTGTCTACAATGACAAAATTCTTAGCGAATGCAGTCCTATCCGATGAGCTAGCCACGCGGTAGGGGACAACGGCATACGAGACAGATGGGTCTTCGGTGTATTCTCGACCAATCACAACTTGTTTGCCGTTAGGATTTCTGAAGCTAATGTCTTCATGGTTAATCCGACCCCCGGTATACATATACACCTGCTTGCCACGAATATACTTCTCGATGAAGATGCCCATTGCGAGCATCTCCAGCTTATTTGTCGGGAAAGGGTGACTGCAGTATGGGGAGATTGACACAATACCGCCCGGAGGAATGGTGACATCAACCTCGTCGATGTTGTAGACCTTACGCTTGATCATAATATAGCTCCTTTTCATGAAAGCCTATACACCGTGTAAGGTGTATAGGTGCGAGAATCACTTTCTAGGGAATGCAGTCTTCGTGACGACGTTGAACAGGTACGTTGCTGGGACGATCGTCAGTAGGCCAATCAGAAGCAAAACTGTAGGCGTCTTCGGGGCCACCAGCTTACTGATAAGCTGAGGGACAAGAGGAAACCAGAACAGAATCATTCCGATGACATACCAAACGATCATCGCAAGCAGGAATCCGATTGCGACAACGGATGCGTCATAGATGAATGAAAGCATGATGAGTCCTTTCAGAGGGGTTAGTTCTCATTATAGGACACGTTATTTTTTTTTCGCAAAAGCCTATACACCGTGTAAGGTGTATAGGTGAGAGTAATCTCAGAGGATGATGTCACTCATCCGAGTCCGAGTTGGAGTCCGGGTTGGGACCCATCTTGAACGACAGGATGGTGAGCCCGCCGAGAAAAAGCGCAACCGAGCCAAGAGCAGCAGTCTTAGCGACGGGAACGGTCTTCTTAGCGAAATCACAGACGCGGTCCAGGAGAGGGGCCTTTTCGGGGGTCTCTTCGATTTCGGTGGAGTTGGACATGGGGAGTTCCTTTCTTGAGGGGTTAGTTCTCATTATACGGAGAGTATTTTTTGCGGAACTACAAAGCCTATAACCCGTGTTAGGGCTATAGGTGTGAGATCAACGAGTGAACGCTTTGTCCAGTGCGACTTTCACGACGGTGTAAGCGCCGATCGCCGGCAGAATGAACATGAAAATGAGCGCGTAGACGGGAACCATCTTCCACTCGAAGACGTCGGTCCAAATCAGAATGATTTTACGATCGATGTCGAAAGCGTGGAGGATAGCGCCAATTGCGCACCACATGGGCATAACGACGAGGGCACCAACAATGAATGTGATGACGGTAGACATAATGGGGGTCCTTTCATAGGGGGTTGGTTCTCATTATAGTCTACGTAAAATATGTGAAAGCCTATACACCATGTAAGGTGTATAGGTGAGAGGCTAGTCTTCCTTGGTGGAAGGCTCAAACTGGATGCGAAGATCCTCGAAGATGATGCGGTTCGCGAACTTTCGCACCATTGCGTCCTTGCTCGTGAAAGAGAGCTTGAAGAGGTTCTTGTAATACTTCTTCTGGCGCTCCATTCCATAAGAGGCAGCGAGTGCGGAAAGGCTGAATGCGGCAGCAACAGCGTAAGAGAGAGGGATCTTGACAGACATGATGAGTCCTTTCAGGAGGGGTTGGTTCTCATTATAGCCCATGCAATTTTTACAAAAAGCCTATACACCGTGTAAGGTGTATAGGAGAGAGATGTCTAAAGGTGGAGTGATGTCCTTTAGACCCTATTAGATCAGGGTTGCTTTTCAGCTGAACATGCGTGCGTAGTAGAGCACGGTAGAGGCAGCGAAGAAAGCGATACCGATGATGGCGATGAGGGTCTGGGCGAACATGGTAGTTCCTTTCTTGTAGAGAGTAATCTTCTCATTATAGGAACTGTAAAAAATGCGCAAAAAGCCTATAACCCATGTTGGGGTTATAGGTGAGAGCTGTGGGTTGAATCAGTCTTCATACATGCTGATTTCAAACAGCACATTGTCGAGATACTTCGCGCGGTTAACGGATCCGTCCACGACCAATTCGTGAGCAGTCTCGAGATATGCGCAAAGAGTCTGATTGCGAGCCTTAAGCTCGGAAATAGTATCTTTCTGCATATCGCAGTAACTGCAAGCGAAATATAGCATAGCGGAAACGATTACAAGTGCGATAGTAACAACAGTGAGCGTGATGTAAACGAACATGGTGAGTCCTTTCATAGAAGTTTGTAGTTCTCATTATATTCGTTGTAGATTGTGTGCGAAAAACCTATAACCCAGGTTTGGGTTATAGGTGAGAGATCAGTCGTAGATCGCGTGCCAAATGTCTCGCATCAGCTCATCGAGCTGCTCCTGCGAATTCACGCCGAGGCGACGGTCGTAGGCAGCCATGGTAGACTTCTGGATCTTTTCGATCTTTTCGGCCTTGGTGGCACCCCAGTACAGCGACGCGGCGAGGCAGACGAGGAGGGCGATGATGATGTAGTAGAACATGATTGGTCCTTTCGTAGAGGGTGATGGTTCTCATTACATGCTGTGTAAAATTTGTGTATGTTCGCAAAAACCTATAACCCCAGGTTTTCTGGAGTTATAGGTCTTTGGAAGTGAGTTCTAGCGACGGAACTTCAGCATTCCGAAAGCCTTAGAGGCGAGGACGTGAGTCTGTTCGTAATTGAGCACGGCGAGGAGCCCCAGCAAATAGACAGCTCCGTTCACAATAGTCTCCGAAGAGGGGATCAGCTTCTGCTTAAGATTAGAGTCTTTAGCAAGCCGATGCAGCTTTTCGAGATTATTGACAGCGGTGCTGTACTCGTTTGACGAGGGGTCTTCCCCGCCGAGCCAATTAAGGACTTCGTTCTCGAGGTCCTCGTGGTCGTAGAGGCGTTCGACGTTGGGCATAGAATGCTCCTTTCTAGTGAGTACTTCTCACTATAGCCCTTGTTTTAATTGATCGAAACATCTCCAGGCTTGGTGACCCTCATGGTGATGGTGTCGCCATCGTTCAGCTTGGACGGCTCTGCCGGGAAATCGGCATAGACTTCGTCGTGCTTGGTGACAACAAGGTCCCCGTCGACGGGCGGGGTATAATTGTTGGAACTGATCTTCAGACCAGCACCGAGGAACACTCCGACCGCAGTGATCGTCGCGGTGATTTCATTGGTGTAGGGAAGACCCCACACCATGCCAATAGTGTTGATGAGTGTCGCCAGTGCGGGAATCCACAGCAAAGCAACATTCTTGAGCGCGTCATAGTGATGATTCTTCATTTCTTTCCCTTTCCATCGCTACCTTTAGGTAGCATAGGTAGATCCTCGACTTCCTCGAAGATCCTACGTCCTAGGCCGTTACCTCCGGCCTCTTCGTATGGCTTATACAAATAATTGTAGAAGTCGTCATATTCATCGATAAGAATATAACCTCTCTCGATGTAATATCGGCCGAGCATTATGATTTGTGAACGAGCTACTCCGAGGAGAAGATTGTTTACGGCGTGATTCTTGATGGATTTAGACTGCAACCATACCCAGATGCCCGACCCGCCAATAAGCGCAGACACAATAGACCCGGCGAGTTCAGCAGCTTTGGTTAAATCCAATTGTTTGTGACCTCCTCGCCGTTCTCATAAAATCGGTCAGGCTGAATCTTTACTGAGTACGTCGTCAGGTCTCCACCACTTACGGTACGCTCGACGACGTAACCGGTAAACATGATCCCCATAACGGTTCCTGAGACTATTTGTCCGATTGGTACGGAGTTAAATTGGTCAGACGGAATTTCATCGATTTCTACAGACACACTTTTAAGCGGTTCGCATCTAATTGATTGAGTGATCGGGCCCCATTCCTGTTCCGAATTACCAGAAATAGCAGTCTCGTAGCGGTAGGCCCCCTGCCATTCGGCAGAGTTATACATGTAGGCTCTATTCTCATACCATGTGTGAATAGTACCTCTGGACGATATATTCCACATACCGCTGTCTTTTGTTTTTCCGATAGCCCAGTGCGTAGGTGACGGAGGCAACCGTCGGATTACTCTAGAAGTCACTGAATCTAGAGGGCCGAGATCAAAAATATTATCAGTTCGGTTTAACGATTTGACCATTAGCCAAACATCAACATTAATGGAGTTATCCTTCGTTACAGAAATATGTGACGAAAAATACAGTTGATTATACACTGCTGCGTTGTATATATCTTCGTAGATACTAGTTGACGGGTCGAAATTATCTACATAATTTGTGAGTTCTGGTGGCAGCGAACATCTTAACCAATATACGAACCAACGCTTAGAGTCGGTATTGATCCGGTCTAGAACAACTGGTAAAACGCCGAAGGGGGCAAACGTTGAAGGATAATAATTTTGATATCCGAAGCATTTGTTTCGGCGTTTAAGAACTTCCCAAACTGAAATGCAACGAATCTCGCTGATACCCTGGGACTCATATGATATTTCCTCCACCACGAAGGGAGTCTTAGTAGCTTGGAAACAACAAACTACCGTTCCCGGTGGATACGAAAACGTCTTCTTGGATCTAAACGTTAAAGAAGCAGTGTACAAGGATTCTTTAACAAGAACGTCGAAAACTGGGTATGCCGAAAAAGTACCCATGGATTTTCCGGCCAGAACCTGTACAATGTTTGGCATATCAAAGTCCCTTTCGCACTGTCACCATTTCCAGTTTGGCATACCCATTACCGACGCTATCAAGATTTATTTTTGGCGCAGGTTTCAAAAAAGTCACCCACAGATCTAGGTCACTAAGCGGAAAAGAGGGATATGCCTTTAGCGAATAACTTGCCGCTGCGTTAACGTCGTATCCACCCGTAATGGAAAACCTTCTTGTACCGTCAATAAAGCTGTACATTGAAAACGTTCCCGGGTTATTTGTAGAGTTGCCTTTTAGTGCCACTCTAATTATGTCAAGGTCGGTAGTAAAAAGTTCGTATTTTGAAGTCCCAATGGCAGGCAACGACAACACAATATTTCGAAAGTCAACCTCTCCGATCTTGGGGGTAATCTCACCGATCACTCTGCGTATATCGGTTACTGCCTGATTCCAGTTCTGATTGCCCAGCCCCATATAAATGGTAAATGTGGGCCCGTATAAGATAGGAACTTTCGTCGAAATTGTAAATTCGATGGTGGCCGGTGATTCTGAATAGTTATACTTAAGTTCTCGAATAACACAGCTCTGTTCCAGCTTATTATTTCCGACAGTGTCGACTCTTGGTTTGGTATAGGTTGCTGTTTCGTTACTCACGTATCTGATGATAGGGCAGATAAAAGTACTATCAATGAGCTCAACGCTTCTGATTTTCGAAGAGGAAAGATAATCGAGGAAATACCTTGCCGGTTTCGCCGGTATCGGTACGACGGGAGTCAGTCTCATATTGATATCGATTTGTTTTTCCGACATCGATGTAACAACATTGCCCGTGAAACTGTAGTCTCGGTTAGATCCAAACGTGCCATTCAGAATCTGAGGTAACCACCCGTCGGTCACTTCATTAAGGCGCAGCGCCAAATGTGGACCCGTGTTGGTTTTAATACGTACCATTGTATATGTCATCGACTCAGTCACATCCTTTTCATTCGTTCGAGCTGACGCTCAGTCTGGCGGTACAGGTCCACCAAGTCAAGCGCCTTGGGCGATTCGTTGTACTGGTTGAAGATGGTTTGCGTTTGCTTGTTCCGAAGTTCTTCACGAAGGGCACGGATCTCCTGCTGCATTTGGCTCCCATTTTGAACTGAAGACGCCACAACAGTAGCATTCATGTCGTTCATCGTGAGGTCCTGCAGACCGTTAACCTCGGAAAGGTCAACAGTCGGCTTGATGACGGGACTCCAATCTGTATCCAGGTCGTCCATAGCACTGACCATGTCGCCCGCGAGCCCAGACATGACATTAACTGCCTTGCCCTGGTTCTTGCTGACGCCTTGTACAATACCCGCCACAATGAACCCGGCCGAAGCCGCGAATACACGCGAAGGCGAGTTAATGCCAAGAGCGTGCTCAAATGAAGTAAGAGCGCTATTAGCGACACTGGTCATCTTGTTGTAGAGGGACGACGCGGCCCCACTGACACCAGTGACGATGCCGTTAATGATGTTTCTGCCTATCGACCCCGCCTGAGACGAGAACTTGCTGCCCATGCCGCTGAGGCCATTCTTAATGAAGTTGACGATAGAATTGATCAGCTTGTCGACCGCAGCTTGAAGCTGAGGACCTTTCTGATCGATTGCATCCGCAAATCCATTGATGAATGTGATCACGGCGTCCCAGGCCGCGTTGATGATAATCAAGGAGCTATCGGCTATACCTTGAATCAGTGCCGCAATTAGGTTTGCACCCGACGTAGTTAGATCTGGGATCTTGGCGGTAATACCATCGATAAGAGACTGGAGCAATGTAAGCATCGCCTCAACCATTAGCGGTACGCACGCCGTGATTGTAGCGATGAACTCATTAAGCAGCGTCTCATATGCCACGCGGAACTTTGGGGCGTTCTGGATAATAGCCAAAATGAGCTGCCAAAGCAGATCAATAATCGTGGCGAGAACTTGAGGCCAGACATTACGAATAGTTTGAAGCGCGCCCGTGACAACCATAGTCCAGATCTGGACGATCTCAGGCATCTTCTGCTTTAGAGTTATATATATCTGATCGATGAGTTGCCGGATGGCGTGCCCGGCTAGGATAATCAACTGTTTCAACGCTGGATCAAATGCTTTCACCAGCGCTACCATAGCCTCGCCCAACGCAGGCGCAGAATTCTTGACCGCCGTGAAGACGCCAATCAACGCAGCCTGGATTGCCGGAGCAGCCGCTGCAATAATCGCTGCTGCCGCTGCAACACCCGAAGCAATCGCGACAATACCCGCCCCAATAGTTGGGCCTGCTAGAGCGACGACTGATATAAACGCAGTGATAACCATAACCAGAACAGTGATGGCCGCCACAATACCGATAACGACAGCGCCAAGCACGCCGATGGCGAGCGCCAGAGCGATCAAACCTGGGGCAGCACCAATAGCAAGGTACCCCGCCGCAATCAGAATACCGAGGCCAATACCAACCGCCCAAAGGCCATTGCTAAGCTCGTCCCAGCTAAGGCCGGCAGACTTACTTAGGGCGTCAGTGAACAGGTTCAGGGCAAACGCCATCACTGTCAGTGCAGCGATGCCGATTATCGCGCCCTGTGCTAGGAATGCGACAGCAATTATCCCGCCAATAACAAGCGCGAGTTTACCAACTGATGAGAGAATGTCCCCCCAACTGTATTTGGAAATTTGCGCCACTGCTATCATTGCCACGTTGATGGCGACGGCGGTTAGGATCAATGATCCAGCTCCAACGATCGCTGTTGGTGGCATCAGATTAGCGATTGCCACTAGCAACAGTACAACTGCCGCTAGTCCGACTAGTCCTTGGACCATCTTGGCAGTATCCATGTACCCAAGAATAGCAACCGCGCCCACGAGCATGTTAACCGAGAACGCAAATGCAACTATCGTGAGCGAAATAGCTGCCATTTTGTTGAGGTTACTAGTGGCTTTGTTCAGTAGAAGAATAAAGCCAACTAGAATACCAATCAGGACTCCAACAGCAATAATACCCTTAGCAATTACCTTGATCGGGAGAAGACCCAATGCAATGATCGGAATCGTGAGCATGTTAATGGCGGTTGCCATTGCGATCATGGACCCGACGCCCTGAATCATCGTCTTGGACTCCTTAGAGAGGAGCTTAGCAGCAGTAGTCATGCCGACCACCAGCACCATTACGGCACCGATACCCTGCGCGACGGTGCTCAGCTTCATAGAGCCAAGAATACCAATCGAGATTGATATCAAAAGTATCGCTACTGATAGAGCCATGACGGCCCCAATAACACCAGCAAGCTGCATTTTGTTGATCTTCATCCCCGCGATCTGCGTAAGTGCTACAAGTAGTACCTTTGCCAGAACGCCAATGGCAATCGCGCCCTGGATGAGCTGCGGAGCTGGGATCATCGCAAGCAGGAACAAAGAGCCGGCTAAAATAGCAACCGAGACCGCGATTCCTCGAAGGGCATTGGCTCTGTCTACTTCAGCCATAGCCTTTAGGGAATCACTAAGTGTATTGAACACTCCGCTAATTGAATCTCCGACCTTTCCGAACTTTTCAAACATTCCGCTGAACGAATCAGTGGTCTTCGTGAACTGGCTGAGCATGGTCTGAAGAGTCTTGAACCCCATACCAAGGCCTCCGCCGAGCAGGATTCCCGACAAGAGGTCCGAAAGAGACAGATCCTTAAGACTAGATCCAAGGCCAGACCAGAAAGACTGGATCATTTTGCCGGCCTCACCGAACGCCTTACCGATGTTCTCCTTGAAACTATTAAAGGCCTCGGACTCGGAAGCGAACTTCTTAATCGCGTCGATGCCTTTGGTAAGCCAAGTAATCAGATTGGCAATCGCTTCAACGGCGGCCGAACAGAATTCAACAATCCCAGTTGCAGCCGTGTAAATAAATCCACCAACTGCGCCTAGGGCGTTAAATGCGTCAGAAGCTGCCTTACCAAAAGTAGAGAGCCCACTAGCTGCGCCATTCGCCGCGTCATCAAACCCACCAAATATGGACTTTGTGAGTCCACCCAGCTTCCCAAACAGATCGATAATGCCGTTAATAAGGGCTCCGAAAGGCCCGAATGACTTCATCATGTTCTTAAAGCTGTCGGCGATCGTAGACAGGAAGGTGTTATTGTCGAGATGTTGCCCAATGTTGGCGAAGACGTCGCCGAGAGCCTTACCAAACTCCTTGACCGCCTGCACCTGAGGCGCAAACGTCTTAGAGATGGCATCGCCGGCTCGACTGAAGGCGTTACCAACCCCAGAAATCGAGTCCTTCATCCGCTTGGTGGACTCAGACCAGGCTTCCGCCATCTTAGGAGACGCGTCGTCCCAGAACTTCTTGATCCCCTTGCTGGCGCTCTCGACAGCACCGCCGAGGTGCTTGCCGATGGTTTCGCTGATCGGGAGGATTGTATCTGAGAAGCTCTTGACCTTCTCAGACCAATCGGGCCCAATGGCCGCTGCAAGTTTGGTCATGTTTTCAAGAAACGACGTCCCGAATCCTCCGAAGGTAGACTTAATCTTCTCCATCGGACCTCCGGTTCCTGAAGCGAAACCGAAAATCGAGTCGACGACTTTAGAGACAGCGTCCCCAAAAGGCTTGAAGACGTTGTAAATCGCTTTCTTGATCGTATCGATGAATTCTCCAAGCGGCTTGAGAACTGCTTCGATAACAACCTTAAGCCCATCGAAGAATGGGTTAATCGTGACGTCCGCGACTTCGTACATCCAGTTGGCAAGCTTCTGGAACTTATCAACAATCCAGTCGAGGACCTTGGCGAGTCCCCCGAGGATGTCGGTTCCACCAAGCATCTGACCAAGCCAGTTGCTAAAGACAGAGACAATGTCTCCAATCTTAGCTGCGGCTAGGACCATCGGTTTGATAATGGTGCCCGCTAGGATTACGCCGAGCTTGATTGCTGCCACAGCAACCTGAGCGAAAGCAGCACCTACCCCGATTAGAACCTCAAGAACCGGTGAGACGATTTGGCCTACCATTTTGAAGATTTTGCCGAGGTTGCTGGCAAACTCGTCAGACATGACCAGCCACTGAGCAATCGAATGCCTGAAATAGTAGCTGAAATCATAAAGAGCCTTACCGGCATCGCCCTGGAAGGCACTGAAGAATCCCTCGCCGATGGCCTTCAGAGGCTTGGCGATAGCAGTCCAAAGATCACCAATACCATACCACCATTCCTCCCAACCGCCGAGTTCATCCCAGCGGTCTAGAATACCCTGAATAGCATCAAAGAAGTTCCCGATGCCGGCGTTCACAACGTCAGACACCGCAGTCCACATGGTTCGGGCACGCTCAAAGTCTCCGAAAATCGTTCGGAAGATGGAAGCCCACCCCGAACCGAGAGCCTCAGCTGTTGTATCGATCAGCTGACTAAAAGTCTTCACTTTCGTAGCAGCGTCGTTTGCAGTTTCGGCGAGCCGCATGATTTCATCAGCCTGCTCCTCCGTGTATCCGGCGTTGAGCAGCTGTTCGCGAGACAGATCGCCAGTGTACTGGGTGAGTGTCTCAATCATGATTTCGGACGTAAGCCAGTTGTCTTTAAGCGAGTTTCGGAACGAACCAGCCTTGTCAATCATCTTATCGACTTCGACACCGTAGGTCCTTGCGGTACGCTTGAGTGCTTCCTGGAACTGCTCGCCGCCCATGCCCGCGTTGACGATTGAGTTCCAGTCCTGGAGCTTGACCACGCCAGTGGAAAGAGCCTGCGAAAGCTGGTACATTGCAGTAGCTGCCTGTTCCGAAGAGGAGCCAGACATTGCTGCGACATTCGACAGGCCCTTAATAGCGGCGACAGAGTCCTTCAGCCCGACACCTGCCGAGGTGAACATACCGATGTTCCTCGTCATTTCAGTGAAGGAGTAAATTGTCTTATCCGCGTAAGTGTTCAATTCATCGAGAGCTGCGTTAATGGTCGCAGTAGTCTCACCTTTAGAGAAGGTATTCGCCTGAATAGTTTGAACAGCATTAAGCTGGTTCTCGTATTCACGGAAACCATCCATGATGGGTCCGAATGTGAATGAAGAAAGCACCGATCCGCCAGCCATAAGAGCCTTGGACGCGATATTACCCATAGCCACGGATGCCGCACCTGCGAGCATACTAAAGTTGGTTGACGAAATCTTGGCAGCGGCACCAACGTTAGCCGTAGCAGCAGCTGCTGTTGTGGAGTTGTTGACGATGGAAGTGTTGACATTGCGAACGCCGTCGGCAATGCCGCCCATTCGCTTCGAGGCATCTTGAGCGGCCTTCCCAACATTATCTAGTCCGTCAGTCGATTGCTTGAAGTTCATTCCGGACTTCAGGCGATCAACATTTCGTAGTACTCCGTCAACCCTACCGTTAAACTTCGAATCGTCGAGTTCGAGAGATACAACTTTATTCTCGATGCTTTTACCCATTGATTGCCCTCCCAACCATACGATCGATTTCGTCGAATATGGGCTTCATCGCAGGGTTGATGTAGTCCCGACCCTGGACGTAGCCGCCTTGACGCGTCCCATGTCCATATTGCAGGATGATCGCAATAGGGACTTTAGACACGACATTAGTGTTATACCAAACGATCTTAACTCCTCGCTTGGTTTGCTTGATCTTGTATTTCCAAGAATTGGCAGTTTTACCAGTTCCGACTGGTGTGTTGGCCCGGAGGGCCGCCACGCCTCGATCGCCGGCGGTTGCCAGCACGCTACGAAGCTTACTATTCTTGACTTGTGACAGCCATTTTGACATATCAAAGTCAGCGTTGAACTTCATCTCGATCATGACGGCCCTCCTTTCTTTTTCAGAGCCAGAGCGTGCCGTTAGACAGCTCGTATTGCAGGCACTCCACCGTACGGTAGCCTGCGACACCGTCGACCTCGAGATCGTGTCCACGGTTCTTGAGATGCTGCTGGAGAGCCGAGATCGTATCAGGACCGATAAACCCATCAGCTTCGACGCCCAGCTTCTCCTGGAGCGCCTGGATCATCTGGGATCCCTCATCAGGCTCTTCTGTAAACTCCCAGCCAGTGCCCGCGCGAGTAACGTACTCTTCGGCACTAGCATCCTGGTCAGAGATAATACCGTCGGCCGGCGTATTGAGCGAAGCCTGGAGGGCGTATGTAGTCGCACGCCCCCACCAGGCGTCGTTCATCGAATTCGTGCCCTCAGAAGAGTCCTCGGATTCCTCGTCAGACCAGTCGGGACGAAGTACGCAGTCGATACCCCACTTGCGCTGACGACGGTAGACACCATTGCCTGCGGATTGAGATCCTGCATTGGACGGGGACGTGTTGCCCTCGATGGTCTGAAGCCAGCCGTCACCGAGATTGGCCTCAACGATGCCGACGTGATCAGTCAGACCATCCTGATCCCAATCGAAGAGCACGACGTCACCGCGCTGTGCGTCCTCGATAGAGACCTTCTTCATACGGTTCTTGGTGACGTCAGTGTTATAGGAGAACCCGCCAATAGCGTCGATTTGGCCGGCCATGTCAAAGCACATGGAGACAAAACACATACACCACCAAACAGATTCAGAAGGACCGGCCAGCCAAGGTTGACCCATCTTCTTAGCGAGCCAGCGGCCTGCCTCTGAACCGGGCTCAGGATCGTCAGGAGCGTAATAACCGATCCTATAGGCAGCATGTCCAAGGACCTCGTCGATCTTACTCAAGATTGTGCCCCCTCAAAAATCGCTCGATCACTATCCTCGTGCGGATCAGGTCCAGCAGGACGCTGAGCGTCAGCGGGAATGTCAATCATCCTCTACTTCCTGTTCTAGCCCTACGGGCTTGGTTCATAGCTGCGCGCTGGGCTGCAGTAGCCCGTGCGTCAGGTTTATTATTATTTTGTTTAGCTGCGGCAAGACGAATTAGCGTCAATAGGCGGTTCAAGTTCCACCTATCGCACTCGAAAGGGATGCCTAATTGAGACATATACCAGTAGATTAGTTCACTGGTCATGGTGTCTCGAGGTCCGCCATGCGATGGTGGATTCATCAGAACTGTCGCAGAAGCTGTGTCAGACAAATAGTCTGCTATTTTGACTTGAACGGATCGATCAAGCCGTTGGATGAAATCCCGGGGGAGGGGTTTGTCTGACATACAACGGATGTAGTACACTAACTCTTCGCCAGTCTGCGGTGGGGTCTCCAGGAACGACCGTTTATAAACGGATTCCCACTCGGCCACTGCAGACAGGGTATGCGTAAGAGTAATCGTATACGGCTCCATCGTAATGAACGTGTTTGTACGTTCGTCGAACCGCTCCTCCCCCGGGAAATCAAGCTCTAATGAAATCACGCCAGCAGTGTTCGGAGCTCATTGGGCATGACAAGCGTAGGCGTACCGCTACCACCAGCGGCGACACCGTACAGCTTGTCAGTGAGCTTCTTGTACTTCGTCGTGTCGAGCTTCGAAGAGTCGACCGTAATGACCGACACGGGCTGGAAGCCATCCACCTGGACAGGGACCGTCGAGCACTCCCAGGAGAAGGAGATCGCCTCAGGCGAGTCAGAGACCGTATTGTACGCACGCTCGGATGGAGCAGCGGTAGCACCGTAGATGATGTGCAGAAGTTCGCCGTAAGCATCACCCTTGGTGTCGTTACCCAGCTTCGTGCAGTAGGAGAACGCGAAGCGCGTACGCGGCTGCTGACCGAGGTTGACACCCTTAACCAGCTGAGCGGTACCATCACAAATGGCAAACTCATCCGGGTAGGTATATGCTTCGATTGTAAACTTGAAGGACGGAGCCGACATCAGGGTCAGGTACTTCAGGTTGTCAGCGTAGATGTCCGAGGACTCGTCGCCCTCGGGAGTTTCCGTGACAGTCTTAAGACCGTTCCAGGCAACTCCAGTACCGTAGCGGTTCTGAGCGTTATCAAAGGGGAACAGAACGCCCTTGTTAACGCCAGTGTGATAGAAATGGGAGCCCTCTTCGTCCCACTTGATCTGTGCCATAGGATACCCTCCTTAAAGGTAAACCGTGAAGACGAAATGGTTCATTCCGTCGGAGATGTATGTCGTATCCAAAGACGAATACGGGATCTTGAGGATTTCGTCGATCACGTCTGGCTCTGGATCCTTGGTGATGAGAGTGACCGAGTACTCTTTAGCACCCTTGTAGGGTACGTCGGAAGCACGGTCAATTTCGATCTTCGACAAGTGGAAGACAATCGCGGGATACCCAATCTTCAGATTCTCTGGAGGTTGGAAATACACTCGGTTGTGCTGGGCCGCTTGTTGAAGTAGATGTAGGAGGTCTTTATACGTGCGCATACAGACCGCCTAGATTGATGGTAAGCCGTGGATAATTCACGCCAATGGACTGTACCTCCCATTTTGAACCCTTCCATACTACGTACTTCAGAGTCTCGAGGCGAGTATTGATCTTCGAGTCTATCAGAATGCTGATCTCGTTCGTAAGACGGAGGTTGGTGTTGACTGAAGACGCATTGTCATTCCGAACATAGAGACTACGAATAGTCCCCTTCGCCGGAAGTTCAACAATGTTCTCGAGCCACACACCTTCCTCCGTCTCGTGAGTTGTCACGAAACCCAGCTTGCCGCTGAATCGCGACATTACCCTCAGGCCTTCTTGCGAGAGATTGTCAGAGCCGAGTATGGAGCCGTCAGGGAACCCGAAAGACGGGTCTCCATCAGGTATTTCATCTGGTTGAAATCCAAATCAAAGCTTTCTGCCATACCGAGTTCAGCGCCGGCGTTTGAGCCGACGGTGTAGTCGCGGAGGTCCACAACGATTGCCAGAAGCTCATGGTTGGTGCCCTTGATCTCATGCTCCAGACCTTCGAACTGTGGGACCGTGACAATCTTGGAAACGCCAAGAGCGCCAGCCAGAGATGCCTCGGTCTCGTACAGACGACGACCATTCTTATCCTTGAGAAGCAGCATCTTCACAAGACGCTTCTTCGAAATGAATAGGGTCGGCGAACCAGAGCCTTCGAGCTCGGCCGAAGCGAGGACGATATCGTCCACGAGTGTTTCATCCGTCGTAGCCGCCTCAAGCGACTTGTGAATCGCATAGAGGTCATTCTCCTTAAGAATAGGACGAATTGCCTCGTCATCGACTCGGTCTGGGTCAGTGATCTGGCGACCATCGCCAATGAGGATCGCACGTGCGATTTCCTCGTTCAGCTTACCCTTCATCTCCTGCTTCAGCCAGGAGACGACGTTGAAATCAGTGATATCAACGACATCATCCCTGTCCAGCTTCTGCATCTTGTAGATCGTGGTAGGCATGGTCGTACGGGTCAGCAGCTTGATGACCTCTTCGGTCTTCTTCTGCGCCTTCTTCGCGTAACCCTTCGCCCTTGCCTTATCGTCGCGGATGTCTGCGAAAACGGACTTGATTCGAGCGAAAGGAGAGTGCTTGGTGCCGCCCATAACGACCGAGACCCAGCCCTGGTCACGATCGAGAGTAATGGGCTCGTCCGTGATGCTCTTGGCATCAGGGAACAGATAGCCGATATTCTCGATGCCGTAATCGGCGTGCTTCAGTTCGTCGGAAAGGGTCGTACCGTTTCGCTTGGCGGTCTCGACAATCTCCGCAAACTGTGCATGAGAGAGGGTATCCTGGGGATTCTTATCCCCTTCAAAGACGTTGTGCTTCATATCGTCTCCTTCATTGTTGTCTTCGTCGGTTTCTTCGGAGTCTTCGGACTCCCCGTCGATGGCTGCGGCGATCAGGTAATTGACCGCCTCCAGTTGTTCTTCGGTGAGCGTAGAAAGGATCTCACCGATGGTCTTGTCCTCCTCGGAGGACTCATCTTCGGAGTTTTCCGATTCCTCGGAACCCTCGAAGTCTTCGTGAGCTACGTCGCCCTCACCCATGTTGATGATCGCGGAGTAGCCCTCGTCATCGGAGTGAGCCATGGTGACATTCTCGATCGTCGCCTTGGGGTTGGCGCCCTTGAGGACGAGCGACACCTCGACAATGTTGCCATGCTTGACAACATTACCGTCCTGCTTCAGGTTGTTCGCGAAGATCGACATGGCAGTAACATCGCCGTGTTCGATCAGCTCGCGGGCATGCTGAGCCTGATTGGACCCGTTGAAGAATCCATAGGCGTACACGCCACCGGGCTTCTTCTCGAGCTGGGCGTGCCCGAGAACATTAGTCACGCTGTCGTGACCATGCTGCCAAACGAGGGGTACAATGGCCCCATCGTTTTGTTCGAATGCATGATGAGAGATGACTCGCCCATCTGAGCACTTGATGCCTGCGACGGTTGCCCACCCGTCGAAATCGGCAACGTCGTTATGCGCTTCCATTTTGAATCTCCTGATCGGATGACGAACGTGCATCAGCATTCGCTGAAGACGTGTAAGGATTGGCCAACTGATCCGCCTTGGGATCTGTGGATTGAGGCAAACCAATAATCGAGCGGATCTCGTTAGGTGTCATGACCTGGTTTGTAATGAAGGTCTGAGCCATTGATGCAATTGAATCGAGCGAAGTTGCCGCGAAAGGGTCTCTCACGTAGATGATTCGCTGACCTTGCGAACGAGCAGTCTTCGTTAGAAAAACCATTGTCGCCGATTTTGTGATAGAATCGAGAATCGGCTTAACTGTCCTATTGTAGTAGGACAAGTTGGTCTCTGCATCCGCCGTACCATTAAACACACTCTCAGTGAAACCGAGAGCATTGTACAGCTGTTCGGAAAGGTACTTCACTTGATCGAGCAGATTATTCTCGACCGGTCGGTTAAGCTGTGTGATCTTCTCGGCTCCGTCGACGTAGGCCACGCCGATCTCCGAATTTCGGAGCTGCTGCTCGATAGCTTCCCGTCTAGTTTCAGCTTGCTGCTGTCGCAGTTCGCCTCGGACCGAGTACGGAAGTTGAATGATTAGATCCAACTTCTTACCCAGAGCCGAATTGTCGATAGCATCGAGCGCGTCGAGCTTGCGCGCGAGTCGATTGGCCAGCGAGTTGTTACTGGCTGTGACGTCGTACAGAGGACTATATATAATTGCTGCCGAATTCTTGGAGATTCGAATGGTTTCCCGTTTTCCGCTACGGTCGTTATACAGATTCACGTCAACCGAGTCAGTATACCAACTCTCGACTCTTCCAACGCGAAGAGAAAGGACATCAAACGACCCTTCCTCGTTCAGAGCTGTATCTGTGTCGACTGGGACTAGAACAGCAGATCCAGTTTCCAGCATCGTATAAACGAGCTCATAAATCAAGGCGTTTGATGTCTGATCAATGTTCGCCATAAGAGACAAACATTCATTCAGAGACGAGTCCTTTTCGCTATCATATCTGCCATTTTGATCTACTTTAACGTGGCGAATCGGAGTGTTTGCCACATCCAAAGCAATCTTATTATAGAGTGTTTGGACTAGGTTCGTAGACCCAAACGACCTGTAGCTTGGGCGGTATTCGCTGTAATTACTACGAGCGTAACGCTCAGGGTGATCGTGTGCGAACACATTCCACGCCCGTGCCAACCGTGACATAATACCCATAGTACCTCCTCTCATTAGTTGAAGTCGTCGAGTTGATTCTTATAGGCTACCCACGCATCCATGAGTGCAGCCACTGAGTCGATCTTCAGATCCATCCTTTTCTTGAGGATCTTCCTGTTCCCATTTGTATCTTCAAGGGTGATAGTATTACCCATTGCCCAGGAGAATAGTTCTTGATCAAAGATTAGTCTTCGATCTTCAGCTAAACTCTTGAGTTCACCAAGCGGAACCGACTCAGTTCGAGCACCCTGAATGACCTTATGGATTCCGTAGGGGCCGTTGTCCGTCGCCCATCGTTCGACGAATTCTCTGGCGTTGTACGGGTCGTATCCAAACGCTCGAACATCATACTCGGACCTCAAGATGTATTCGTCTAGATCCATGTAGACTTCGATCATGTCTAGAATAGTACCGTCCATGACCTGAAGAGATCCTTCTCTGATGAACGACTCGTATTTCGCGCGTCCCGCGGCAGGAAGCTTATCGAACGTTCGGGTCGTAATGTACGCTCGCGTCTTGACACCGAAATCGCCTGTGGATAACGGAAACAAGAACGTGAATGCACAGAAGTCGTCACCTTGCGAAAGGTCTGCCCCCATGGCGCATGGCATTTGCCAGAACTCTCGTGGGTTATGAGGGATTGTTTCTTCATACTTGAAGAAGTACGTGTATCCCTCACACGGGATGCCAAACCTTTTGGCAAGAATGTCATTCCTTGCAGATGGTACATTCTCGGCCCTGGCGACATCTCGTTGGTATGTGTCATACGACACAGTCTTTCCAAGGTTGGGTTGGGCTTTAACCCACATGTTTGGATCCCCAACCTCGGCTACATCATCCAACCTATAGTACCAGATCGAAGTATGCGGATCATAGTACTCGCCCTTAAGGATCGAAAGTAGTTCCATTTTGATGGAATCACCCACACCATTTCGGACAGTACCTTCTGATGAGACCGCAAGAATGACCCAGTCATTCAGTTTCGACGCACCCTGTTCCAAAGCCGAGATGACATTCTGTCGGACATCACCGGACAGCCATTCATCAATGGTGTTCACCTTAGACCGCAAGCCCTGAAGCTTGTCAACGTTCATAGGACGAACTTCAAGGAGTGAATTCGTCGAGAAGTTTTCAATTCCTCTCTTAGTTGGAGTGAGCAGAGACCGGTTAGCCTTAGCCCCTACTGTTGCGTGGACCGTGCCTGCCGACAGGAACTTGAACAGAGGTCCCCGACTGCGCGTGATGGCGGTCTTGAAGGGGGACAAGGTTTCTTCAGCCTGAGGCATGGTGGGTGCGGTGGCAATCTGATGAGTGGTCGTTGGATCGATAGTCAGAAAGTAAGCGTGGACGAAAGCCATATACATAGACTTAGCTGCCCCACGCGCAACGATCAAGTACTGTTTATTGACCAAGCGCCGCTTGACATCGACCTGGACGTATCGACCGTTATGACCAGTCTCATCAGGAATGAACTTCGTCACTTTTTCAAAGTAAAACCACGAAAGAAGCGATTCGGCCCATAACTTGAAGGAATCCAGCAGGGTTAAATCGCTACCATCGACAAGGGTCATCTCGTTCTCGCAGAACGCTACGAAACCGTCAATGGCTTTATCGTCGTAGTAATACCTTGGATTATTGATTAAGTCATCAATCCGGTTCATCTCCATCTCAATTGTATGTGAGACGGGAATTTCTCCGTTGAGAACTTTCTCGCGGAATTGTGCGTAATACTTTGGCGTGGCTGTGTTCGATAACGCCATGCCTACTTCTTCTTCTTTTCGACTGCGTTCTTGAGTAGTGCTTCGAGATTGAAGGAGTCCTTAGCCATCTTCGCAACTCCTTCGTACTCGCTACCTGTAAGCTTACTTTCGAGTGCGGCGGTCAGCATATTCGTTGCGGTCTTGGCAGCGTACTTCGTCAGATTCTCGCGAGCTTCATTAGCGAAGAGATCTGCCGTTTTGGCCAGAACGCTCCTGTTTCGATTCTCGTACTCCTCCAACTTTTGCTTAAGCTCCAGGTTTTGCTTCTCAAGGTTGAGTCGCTTGTTCTGCTCGATGAGATCGGTAGATGATAGGTTTCGAGGGTTTTCTTTACGCATCTCTCTAGAGATACCACCCTTCGGAACCTTCTGTTTATCAAGCTCCTTCTGCTTCTTCTCGGCTTCCTTAGCAGCCTTCTTCTCAGCGAGCTCGGCTTCCTTCTTCTTCTTCTTTTGTTCAGCTTCAGCCTTGCGGGCTTCCCTCAGCTTCTGGTTCTCGAGCTTCTTGCGGGCTCGCTCAGCGGCAGCCTTAGCCCTTTCAGCCTTATTTGCTGCGTGCTTCTCGGAGGCAGCTTTAGCACCCTTCTTCGCAGCGGAAGCAGCCTTCTTTGCAGCAGCGGCAGCAGCCCTAGCAGCCTTCTTTAGCTCGGATTCTTGCTTCTTGCGTTCCTTTTCGGCAGCCTTCTCAGCCTTTGCACGTTCCTTTCGGAATGCCTCAGCATTGATAGATTCGCCGATCTTCTGCTTCTCTTCGACAGACCGAAGGCCGGACCCGCCGGAACTTTCAGTCTTCTTACGGACACCCCACTTCATGCCGAGGACGCCGTAGTGAGACAGAGTTTCTTCGTTCATGGTTTCTCTCCATCATTGAATGGTTAATCGCCACTCTGCCTCTTGTTTCAGACCTTCGACTGCCTTGATTGCGAACGAGGTCTGCGGAGGATCAAACGTCAGACGAACTGAGCAGTTCACATACTGGCGCAAGATCCGGCCAAGAGTTGTAGCGGGATAATCTGCCTCGGAAGATTGGATGGACCCGACTTCGTTGTTTAACTGAGTCGCTGTAGCCAGAGCGTTGTCAATGGCATCCTTGACTTCGCTATCAAACGATGTATCGTCCTCCATCAACCCGAGGTAGGTCTTAGTGT